TTTACCCGGGAGAAAGACTTCAGATTTACTTATAGATATTTCCATATCAAAGTGTCTTTCATAAAGATCCGCTAAATATTTAATATCATATATTTTGTCAGATGCAAAAACAATATCATCACCCATTATTGAAATGCTTTTCAAATCAACATCTAGATTATATTGTTTATTAAGATAAAGTAACATAAATAAATTAATTAATGATCCGAGTAAATTTGTTAAACTAGATCCAGACATTAGCCCTCGCTGTTTTTTGAAGATAACAGGCTGTCCATTTATAGATGAGAGCAAGTAGCAATCTAAATGGTATTCAATAATGAAAAGTGCTAACTCTATTTCTTTAGAATTTAGTCTGATCCTATCTTTTAAGCTATTCAAGAGTAGGCTAATCAGATGATTCGAAACTTTTTGATCAAAAGATTTGAAATCTAAAGAATAGATCCTCTTATAGCGTTGCCACCTAAGATACCGACGTTTAAGATCAGTAAATGTATTACCAAAGCAATACGGTGTATCTTTGTTTCTTTCAAAATGTAGAAATATCCCATTGAAAACTAAACGCTCCATACAGTTCATCAAACCAGGTAAAGGAAAGAATTGCCTATACTTTAACGATAGGGAAGAAGATACTTGTGTTCTCCAATTAATGTTAATTGGAAAATTTAAGACATTTCTATCAACACGTTTAACCATATGATCAACTTGAGAAAGAATTAATTTTTTAACTAACGATTTTGGACTTTTAAAAGTAGGAAAACTAGATGAAGTAGATTGTGGTAAACTTTCAAAAGCTAAAGTAGGTGTAGTTGTTTTAAAAATATTACCGGTTATCAGTAATAGGTCAAACATTTGTTTGATAGAGGCACCAGCTGTGTGGGAACAAATCATCATATTACGTGATGAGCGATTGAGTAAACGAATAGTTTCAACTCTATTTTTATTACCAATAATCTTAGTATCACCAGCAGAATCAACCAATTTTTCAATTTCTTTATTAAAAGAAAAAAGTTCAACAAAAATTGGTTCCGTTAAATAAGTCGGTCGTCTTAAAGCGCTGAGCCAACAGACAGAAGCAGCACGAACATAATCAAATTTTATATTCAATGAACATCTATCACTCAAATCTTTAAAGAAAGATGCTAATTCCGATTGTGATTTAAATAAACGCATAATTTACTTTTAATATAAATGTTCTCCTGTAATCTAGAACAAGTAGAAAATATTTTAATATCAAAACAAGA